ATGAACCCAAAACACACCGCCTTGATAAGAGGTCAGTATATCATTGAGTTCCTTATCAGGATTACTATAAAGAGCAGTCATTAACTTACGCAATGCGTCTTGATTTTCAATTCTAACCGAACCTACCGTGGTCGAATAATCACCATGTTGTTTAGAAACGGAAGCCGTTGACGAAGGCGAGGTTATGATAACAAAAAGCATGTCGGCTAACAAAAGATTGCGGTCGCGAACAGTAAGGTCTGAAAAAGACTTCACGTTAGATACACCGCGATTCATCGCGATGTTTTCTAGCTGACCGCGTTCAAATGTATAACCGGTCATGTTTGACATGTATGTTATTAAATCGAACTGCATACTACAAATATAGAGGATTGGTATTTGCGTTCATTATTAAGGAATTGATGAATATTACCCATTGGGCTTTTTCTCGTTTTCACCATCCTTATCTAGCACCTCGTCTACCTTTGCTTTCTTAAAGAGTTTGAATAGGTTTATCTTTAAGCCCATCCCTTCAATCTCCATGTACTTATTGAAGCATTTGGTAAATTCAATTGCAGCCCAAACGATTAATCCGGTCGTGGCGATTGCTTCTACTCCGACCGAGAGGAACTTGTAGTTTTTACAGCTACCAATAAGACATCCGGCAAGCAATACATAGGTAAAAGCATTTATAATTCGATTTATGTAGCTTTTTACCTTTGGTTTATCCTCTTGCTTTTTGTCTTTCTTAGACGACCACAACTGAATGGAAAAGCGCCAATCCGCTAGAACCATGATTACCGAGAAAAATAACCACGGAATAAGCGGAACGATAAAATCAGTTAAAGTCGGTAGGATTGATTCAACAAACCAACCCGAAAAGGTAAAATCTTCCATTGGCTAATATTTTAAGATGTCATTTTTTATGTTTCACATACTTTTTGCCTTTGAATAGGTAGTAATAGTCTATCCACATAAGAGCAGACACAAAGATTGCTATCTCTCCAAAAGCGAATAATACCGAGTTGTCTATTACTCCACGTGGTGGAACGTAGAATGACCAAATTAAGAGTGTTATGCCGCATAGCGACAATACGATTCGTATTCCTAAACTAACCTTTGAACCGTAGAACGGATTCTTTTTTTCTTTTTCTTGCTTTTCCATAGAAATATTTGGTTTTACCTTTGCTCACAAAGATAGATAACTTATTGATTAAGAAGAAATTTAGCGCATTTATAAAATTACCCAATGGGTACATGCATCAAAGTAAATAAAAAGGAGTAGGTTAACCTACTCCTAAGATATATTACATCAAATGTACGGACTATGCGTTAGCAGTTGTGGTGTCAATCAATACTTGATAGAGGTAGTTTTCAAGCATAGGAGCAGCAGATGCAACAACATCGGTAGCCCAATATTTGTACTCTCCATCTACACCGGTTGTATTGATTACGGTAGCTACACCATCAAGAGTTGAACCGAATACTTTTGTGATGAGATTGTTGCCATATTTCTCGTGCAAGTACTTGTCGAGAATGTCGGTACGGTATGTGTGACCGGCTATACCGAGAGGACGCAAAACTGCGATACCTTCTTTCCAACCGTGGATAATTTTGTCACCATCTTTTTGGTGTTCAGCGATAACGCGAATATAGGGAAGGTCAGGATATACACCGTTGACGTATTTGTTGAATGATTCCTCAGAAATCAATGAAGCTGGAACTGCGTCAACTTGCGAGATGAGTTGACCGTTATTTGTAAGCCAATTGATTTTGATAGTGTCAATAACTTGTTGGTTTTTGAGGAATACGTCGCGGAATTGTTCATAGGTAACGTCAAGTTCAAGTTGAACGCTAGTGTTACCCCAAACATCCTCTTTATAATACTTAGCAAGTTCTACGATTTGGTCAAGAAGCAAGCAGTCAGGGTCAGACCATACTTTTGCACCGGCTTTTGCCTTATTCTCTACCGGAATTGGAGCAGAATAGATGGGTGCTTGAATACCGCGACCGAAGTTATAAATAACTTGACCGGTTGAAAGTGCTTGCATACCGAGGTTAGTGAGTGCCATGTCAATTGAGTCAAGGCGCAATTGAAGCACGTCAGTAGCGTAGCCCATAATAAGAGGAGCTTCGTTACCAAATTCATTAAAGATACGCTCTTTGTATTCACGCTCCATGCTATGTTCTTGCCATGACGGAGCAATCATGTCTGCGAATGTAGCATTATAGAAGCTAGAGCCTCCTTCTTCGAGCAAGCGACCTTTACCGCGAGGTGCTCTCATGTCGGCAATTGTAGCATGTTCGGGTTGTTTAGCATTGATACGAATTGCGGCAGTACCGTCATTGGCGGTAACGATAGTGTCGGTGGCTACGGGGAAGAAGGTGCGCCAAAGTCCGTAATTGCTACGGATGAGGTCGGGGTCGTTAAGAATATATTGGATAATCTGCTTACCCTCAACACTGTTTTCAAACAGTTTAACGTATTTGGATTGATTAAAATCAAATTTCATAATCTAATCTATTTTAAAGTTTAACCTTTAGTTTGAAGGATAGCAGGTTTGATTTTGGCATAAATACCAAACCAACCGTCTACGTTAGCGATATTGAGCGCGAGTACGCAAGCCGGAAGTGGAGACATCTTAGAGATGTACATTGTACCACCTTGTGCCGGAGTCATAAAGTAACGAGCTGATTCGAAGTCGTCCATCGAATCACCGTCAGCAGCCGGATTGTAAACAAAGTCATAGTCACAGTCGGCGACTGCGTTAACGTTAGTTATAAGCATTGTACCGTCAGCGTTTGCTTCAACAAGAATATCGTCGGCTTTAGGCGCGGTAGTGGGTGCTTTTGAGAGAGTCAAAGCCCAAACGTCTGTGGTGTCAACGGTAGTTTTTGCTACAGCAGAAACGGTAAGAGCTTCGCCTTGACCGCCAATTTCGCTCGGAGCGATTGTGAGTACATCACCTACGAAGGGAATGTGACGATAGCCGTTGCGCTCAATGTTAACAGTTTTACCTGACGCAGAAACGACTTTATAAGTCTTGAGAATGTAAAGTACGGGGCTTTCTGTGTTTTCATCGTACTTCATGTGAAGAAGGTCACCGGCATAAAGTTTAGCTGCGCCCTTAAAAGGGTTGGCTACGCGGCCACCAAAAGGAAAGTATTCTAGATTGTCGCGAATACCGTCCTCACGAACAAACACGTGTTTAGCTCCACCAATAGAGCCGGACTGTTGGATAAGGGTTCTACCCATAAATGTACCGGCTATTTCTTTTATAACTTGTGCCATTAATTATACGTTTAAAAAGTTAGTGGATTTGCTGCTGCTCACGACGTTGCTTTGCAAGTTGCGCGGCAAGTTGGAGTGGGTCAGTAGCGGTAGTATCACTAGTATTTGGAGTAATTGGTGTTACACTTCCGCTTGGCTCAGCAGCGACACTCTTGTTATAGAGTTTTAAATAAGCTTCGGCTTTAGCGTCAACATCAAAGTCCTCTGTTATAGAAATTTCTCCAACAAATGAATCAAGCCATTCTTTATCCTTAACACCTTTTTCTGTAAGTTTTGCTATCAACTCGTTTTTCTTTTCTGTAAGCGCCTTTGCTTTATTGCTAGCTTCTTGCGCCTCTTTCAGTGCTTGAATCTCTTTTTTAAGCTCTAAAAACTCGGCAGATTCGCTACCTTTAGGTTCGGGCTTAATGGGAGTATCGTCACCGTTTTTAGGTGTCGTGGCTGGATGGTCTGTATTCCATTGATTGACAAAATCTGCTTGGTCTTTTTGAGCGTTTCCGTTGCTCGTTTTGAACATTGGCTCAACTTGCTCCAAAAAAGTATCAAGTTCGGTTTCGTCTGTTACTAGCAACTTCATTAGGGTATCTAATTGTTCGCTAATAGTCCGGTCTGACAAGTAGCAAGTTTTGCCGCCTTTAGTCAGAGATGCGCGAATTTTTTTCGCAGCGTCTGTTTGAGTAAATTTCATATCTTTAGTGAAAATTTTTGATTATCAGTGCAAAAATAAAAATGCTAAGAAAAAGTCCTTAAAATAAGATATGTGTAAAATAACCCAATGGGCGATATTGCGTAATTAGTAAAACTACATTGCGCAAGGATAAAAGTACATTTGTGGCATAGGATAGGTCGGAGTAATTAACCGACTGATAAGTAGGTTCGGGCATAATCCTATTTCCTTTTTAACCTTTAATTATGCCACCATTAAACAATGCCTGATAGAATTAAAAAAGAACAGTTTTTTGAAAAAGTCGCTAAAAACTTTGGCGACCGACTTGACTTTAGTAAATCTAATTACATCTGCCAACGCGCACTTATTACCGCAATCTGTTACAAACATGGAGAAATAACTAAACCGGCTAAAGAGTTTTATAAAGGGTTTGGTTGTCGTTACTGTGGGTATGAAAAAATCGGACACCCACTCCGCACGAAAGCACAATTTATCCTTGACGCAAGAATGGTTCACGGATTTAAATATGACTATTCAAGGGCGGTTTACGTTAACGATAAGACTAAGTTAGAAATCCATTGTCCTATACATGGGGGCTTTTTCCAATCACCAATGGCACACCTAGATGGGTGTGGCTGCCCTGACTGTAGGCGAGAATCCAATAAGAAGCTAATTCATGGAGTCGGAATAAATGACTCGCCCGTTCCGGTTAAAGTAAAAGGAGTAAAAATGCTCTCTTTTAGCTATTGGGAGCTTATGATAAAAAGATTATACTCGCGCAATTCAGTTATAAATGAACCGGTATATAGAAACGTAAAACTTACTCCGGAATGGACTCGATTTTCCAATTTCAAGGCATGGTTTGATTTAAAATATAAGCCTTGCGACATCAAGCTAGAGTTGGATAAAGACCTTATGTGTCACCACTTTGGCTTAAAAGAAAAGATATACTCGCCGAACACGTGCGAGTTTTTACCTAAAGAGGTAAATAATGCTATTGCTCAAATTCGCAGCTTTAATGCTCTGCCAATTGGTGTTTGTTATGACGCTGCGGACAATAAATATTACGGCATAACTAAAGCCGGTGGCAAGGTGTATCGCACTAGAAAGTTCGACACTCCGGAAAAGCTTTTGTCGCATATAAAGAATATAGAGAACATTGGATTCATTCTCTAGCAGATAAATATAAGCATTGCATCTCAGAAAGAGCTTACGATGCGCTAAAACATTTTGATTTGAAAATAGATGAGTGAATCAAAGAAAATAAAGATAATTCAACCGCAAGCCGGTGGTCAGGAAATGTTTGTTCGTTCAAATGTTGATATTGCTATCTTCGGTGGTACACTCGGTGGCGGTAAGTCTTTTGGCGCAATCCTCGCCAATGCCGAGCCATCGCTTGACCCAAAATATCGCGGTATCTTCTTCCGTAAAACTCTTAAAGAGCTTAAAGGTGCTGGCTCAATCACCGACGACTTTAAGGAAGCCTATGGAGATGCGATTACCATAAAAATGTCAGAAAATCCACGTATTACCTTCAAAAATACCGGAGCGTTCATCGACTGTCACCAACTACAAGATGAATCGCCGCAGAAAATTATTGAGACGTTTAAGGGTATGCAAGTAGACGCGGCCTTCTTTGAGGAATTGACCGGATATGAGTTTTTCACATGGAACTACATTGCATCTCGTGTACGTGGTAAATCCGGTTGGGCTGGCAAGGTACGAGCTACGACTAACCCGTCAAAGAATCATTGGGTTCGCAGGCTTCTTGATTGGTATATTGGCCCCGACGGACTAGTACCGCCCGAAAAAAGCGGCATAGTACGTTATGTCTACCTAGACGGTGAGAGCGTGGATGATTATGTTTGGGGTGATAGCAAAGAAGAAGTATATCTTAAATGTAAGCCTAGTATTGATAGAAAAATCTCTAAGATGAATGGAGTTGCAACTTATGAAAACTTCATAAAATCATTTACATTCATACTCGGTAATCTATCGGAAAATACCGCCTTGCTTGAAAATAACCCCGATTATGTTGGTAACGTATCAGGTAGAGTCGGTGAAGCACTCTTGTTAGGTAGTTGGAACGCAGATATACAAACTCTAGAAGAACAGCTAATCAAGCCTTCAATGGCTCGCAAAATAACGCTCAATGATGAGCAGAGAAATGGTGTGAAATATGTCGTAGCAGACGTAGCAGATACGGGCACTGATAATACAATGATATTCGTTTTTGATGGATTCCATTGTTTCGATTATAAAATCATTCAAAAGTCAACACCTCGTCAGAATTGTGATTGGATGCAACACATGGCAGCTAAATACGACATTCCGGACAATCATATCATTTATGACGGAACACGTGCCGCCTACGTTCTTGATTACATTCCGGAAGCGATACCGTATATTTCCGCTTACGCTCCGCGTGGTAAATATCGTAGGGCATTTAAGCTACGCAAAGACGAAAGCTATATGCGCTTAGTTGACGCAATCAATAATGGGCGTATATCAATGGACGAAGGCGTGGCTAATGCCGTTTACGAACACCAAAAACTAAAACCAATTTCGATACTTACGGAGTTCGTAGATGAGTGTTCTTCGGTATATTTCAATGAAATGCCCGACGGAAAGAAGCGTCTACCGACCAAAAAGGAAATGAACCATGCTTTAGGTAACGGTCGTTCGATGGATGTGTTAGACGCATTTTCAATGCTTATGTCAGCCTATGACCAATTTGAATACGGCTACGAGTTAGAAATGAAAGAAAACAATGCTTTTTTGAATGATTTAAAAGAAAGTAACTTAAATATTTACGATGAAACTTTTTGGTGCTAAAATATGAAAAAACTAAAAATAGAAAACGTAATAAAGACTGCTCAAAAATACGGACACGACGTGACTATTCGCGACGTGACCTATGGGCTGCTACGCTCTGTGTTTAATAATGAGCTTATGTGCTACACCGTAGTATTTGGTTCACCACAACTCGATGATGATATAGAGTGCTACGAGCGCTTAGAGAAATTTCAGTACCTTTTGAAGTTCTTCACTGATAAGTTTACCGCTAACGAACGCGAAGCAAGTAAAAATGCCATAGTAGAGCAATTAACCAAGCAAAACGAAAAGTCGGTGCAAGCAGAAAAAGAGATTACCTTCGAGGAAAACAAAGCGGAAATGACTAAGCTTATTGACCGCGTTGAAGAAGGTATCGCAACCGGCACAATTGAGCCGGATAAAGGTTTGAAGATTATAGCTGATATTCGCGTAAAGCTAAATGATAAGTTTAAGGTTGAGGAAACTACGGATGTGCAATATATAGTAGTCAATAAGAAATATAATGCTATTTGCGAGCACACTCATCGTGAGTGTTTTTTGCAGACGAAAGAATACGCAAAAGAGCATTGGCACTTGATTGATGACCCTAATTACTCTGAATAATCTTTTTACTAACCAAATATGACAAAAGAACAATTTATAGAAAATCTAATGACTGACCCCGAACTGCTTTTGCAGAAAAAGCCGTTCTATCGTGGTGTCGTGGATTATAACGGTCGTCGCATTATTCCTTACGGCGACCAAGTAGACCTCACCGGAACACTCCGAGCTTCTGTACCGAGTGTAAAGCGCATCACTATTTCGCAAGAGCAATATGCTGCTGAACTTGACCCGTATTCTCACGCAGTATTATTTGACGAAAATGTGCCGGCTATCACCATAAAATCAAAAGAGGGCGGTTGGATGGAAATTAAGCAGTATCGTATTGCAGTTCCATTTCAGCGTTTGATTCTCAACAAGCAAGTGCGCCACTTATGTGTAAACGCTATGATTCAGACATTGCTCAACACTGACCCATCTGAAACACAAAGAAAAAACTTTGTGCGCATTAAGCAAGGCTGGGAAGAAAAAAACATGGAAGGTAAGAAATGGAAAATGGTTGAAAGCCAAAAATCCTATGGCGATTCAGCACTTCTTTTTTATATGAAAGACGGAAAAGTCGACGCTCGCAATATCTGCTATGAAGATGGTTACACAATCATTACACATAAAGACCACGACGGTAAACACGTACTTGAATGTTTGTACTATATTGTTGACGATGTAGAGTATATTGATTGCTACGATGATACCTACATGACCCGTTTTACAAACGAAGCCTACGTTGATAATACCGGTACAGTAAAATCTTCATGGAAACGATATCCGGCAGTCATGCACGGCTTTTCAGAAATTCCTCTTATAACTAAGCGTGGCCCCGTAGCATGGGATAGTGGTCAACCGATTATTGAGAGCTACGAAGCTCTTTATAATACATTTATCGTTATTCAAAAACGTCACGGCTGGGGCATAATCTACGTTAAAGGTCAATTACAAGCCGGCGGTCAAAAGATAGCTGGAAATGTTGTTTTAGTTGACAATTCAGGCAATCCTGAAAGTGACGCTAAAATACTAGAGGCCCCCGACCCACAGCACATGATTGATACACTCAAAACGATGAAGCAAACAATCGAAATGGCTACGGGCACTACATTTATTTTGCCGGAAGATATTAATATCAGCTCTGATATTTCAGGTCTTGCAGTAGAGCTTACCCAAGAGCTAGATATGGCCACGGCTCAAGATGGCATATCTGAATGGCAAAATGTCGCCAATAAGATGATGCGATTGTTTATCGAAGGCTTTGCTAAAGAACTTGTCGCTAGTGGTGAGAATCCAACTGCTATTACTGATTTTGCAGAATTGCGAGTTCAAAACAAGTTCCAAGTATGGAAGCCTAAGAGTGAGGAAAACCACAATATTATGGTTGAAGCAGCTAAAGGTGCTGGTATCATTTCGTTGCAGACCGCAGTTGAAAAGAACACTCTCGCCACACCTGATGAAATGATGCGTATTAAGCGTGAAGAAGAAGAAGCTCGCCAAAAAGAACTTCAAAAAGCTAAAGAAGATGCGGAACTAGCCGCACAACTTGACGCTTCAAATAATAACGACGGAGATAATGGTTAGAGAAGAACTAATATTACGTAGCTATAAAGATGGTACTAAGAACGATTCTACGTTTCATAATATAGTTATTACTGACTATACTTATGAAACTTCTAGAATGGGATTCCCCACCATTACCGCTACCATTTATTATCCGACGTGTTTAGATGATGAATGGGATGGTACGCAATACGTTGTTTTTCGTGGAGAAGAATATTTTATCAACGAAACACCTGATTCTACGAAAGCAAATGATAATGCACTTTATAAGCATGAAATTACGTTTCGTTCCGGTCGCGAGATTCTAGCCGGAGTACTATTCTATGACTCTGTGCCCGACCATGCATCGGATACGATTAAAAATAAATATCGCTCTGAAAGTGCCACCACAACGTTCTATGGTACAATTTTTGAGCTAGCAGAAAGATTGAATTGTGCTATGCTTCAAGCCGGAGTTGGAGACTCTATTCTCAACACTAAAACCAATTTGGTGCTAGGGTCAGATACTCCGGTTGGAGATGGCTATTGCTGCTTAGTAGACCCGTCGGGCGCAGATGTCCTTTATAATGGCGAGGACTCATGGGAGTTCTCTTTTGATGAAGAATATATCTCGGATGCAATCAATAGTGCCTACGAGACTTGCGAAGTGCCATTTGAATATCGCGGCAAAACAATTGTGTGGGGAGCATATACCGAGCCACTAGAAAAAGTATTTAAATACGGAGTTGATAACGAGCTTTTAAGTATTAGCAAAAAGAACGCTAATGCAAAAGTAATCAATCGTATCACTTTTAAAGGCAGCGAAGATAATATTCCTTATTACTATCCAAATGAGAGTGAATATGGCGATGTATCAGTGGTAGCCGGAAGTGACAATGCTGTTGTTAAGCAATCCTCAATTACAATTAACAACAAAGACTTACTCGCTCGTTCCATTCCGCAAGGTTCGGAAGCTGTATTTTGCAAAACAGACTTGTCTAATGAGTCTGACGTTAGTTCGCGATTATATGTTGAATATGTTAGTAATAGCGATAGCACTAACCGCAGCTTCACCCTAGCCGATTTTGGTGAGTACTACACAGACCTAGAGGAAGTATCCACAAAATACTTCTATCTTTATTTTGACGTTGAAACGATTGTTGACGACCAACAACTAACGATTGACTTTTTGGCGAAACGTGGTATAAAACGCTATCCAAAAGATTATGAAGATTATCAATCGGTTGGACTTAGCGATTGCGAGAGCATTGAACTGCGTTATATTGGCGAGGAAGAAGCTAGTTATTCAGCATATTCAAAAGGCACTAGCTACACGTCACTATTGAATACAGAAACCGGTATTATCAGTGGACTAAGAAAAGTCGGTGGTTATATGCTGCGATTTCGTATTGTAGTACCTAAGAGCGTTACCACAACGGGAATATCTTATGGTTCGGCGGTAGAGCGAGCTACCATGACTTATCACGTAGATAAATACTCTTACTATTGGAAAGTCGGAACATCTGCTTTTTCCGATGTAGAGAAATTGGGTATTTCAATTAATGCTACGCTAGACGATTCAGCTTTAGGTGATACAATCTCAACTAAGTTTGATATCTCTAGTCGTATAGCATTTCAGACAAATTTAATGCCGCCTAAATACCGTCAAACTTTAGGTAAAGAGCGATTTTATAATGCTCAAAATAACACTTACATTGACCCTGATACGGGAAATTATTACGTATTTCCAAATCCTTATGTCAAAGGTAAACCATGCGAGCATATTTTCACCGATGAAGATATTAAGCCCACCATCGAAGGTATCACCAACTCGCAAGGTCAGTTGTTTGGTCAGATAGTTGATATTGCCTATGATAGCGACGATAATGACTCACTAAAAACTGACGCAGACTCAGATAGCGATACCGATAGCGCAAATTATATGCACTCGTATTTCTATATTAAGCTAAACATCTTTGACGGGAATTACGGTTTTGATTTATTTGCACGTGCTTCACAGACAGACGCTATGACGATACAAATGATTAGCGGCAACTGTAATGGTTGCAAATTCAAAGTCAAAGCGGTTCAATTTACCAACACCGACGGAACATACTATTATAAAAATCCGGTTCAAGTCAAAGAAGCAAATGGGGATATTGTCGATGGTTCATTCTCTGATAAGGTCGTTGAAAGTAGCTTTCAAAGTTTTCAACAAGATACATCAAAGAATAGCATTTGGATTTGTGTGCAAAAAGACGCAAGTACTTTTGGTGTAATTATGCCAAACCAATCTCACGACTATAAACCTTCGATTGGCGATAAGTTTAACATCACCAATATTTATATGCCGCAGTCATACATTGACGCAGCAGAGAAGCGCGGCGAAGAAGAAATGCTTCGATATATGGCGGACAATAACGAGGAAAAATTCACCTTCGACATTTCTATGTCTCGTATCTTCTTTGCTCAAAATCCGGATATCCTTGCCGAACTAGACGAAAACTCGCGAATAACGGTTGAGTATAATGATAAGCAATATACTCTATATGTTTCTACGTTCAAAATCACATGTAGTAATGATACGGCACTGCCTGAGATTTCGGTTGACCTAGACGACGAAATAACGGTAGGTGAAAGCTTCACTCAGAACGTGGCTGAAAGAGTTTCCTCACTCATTGCTAACGCTTACACACTAGGCGGTGCATTAAGTAGCGGTTCGGGCAGTTCGGGCCTAAGCGCTGCACTAGCACGTCAAATGTTTCTTTCCAAAACAACTGCCGATTCAGCTAATGGTCACATAACATTCAACGATGGTCTTACCTCTAAAGGTCAAATCACTTCTGACGGTAAAATTACCGCAATTAGTGGTGTGCAATTAGGAGAGAGCTACGTCGGTGGCTTACTGGGCGTAGGTGGCAAACTCAACGGAGATGGTAGCGCAGAGCTGCGTTCACTTAAACTTTGGGAGTTTCTTGAAGTGCCAGAGTTGAGATATAACTCTGTCTCTGTGTATACCGGTATTCGCTGGGATACATTCGGTGGTGGTCTAATCGAGAGCGTCGAGATTGATACTGATTCCGACGGTAACGAATTACAGTCAGGCATAATTACGCTAAAGCTGGAAAGCGGTCAGATTGGGGCCATTGCACAAGATGATTTATGTATGGGTATCTTCCACAATTTCATTGGTGAAAATGACACCGAGAATACCGATAGCCGTAGCGGTAACTTTACTTTTGCCGGCTTCAATACATGTTATTTTCGTATTACTGAAATATTGGATACCGATACAAATTCTAGGTTTAGATATACGCTGCGTGGCACATCGGACACATGGAATAAGCAAGCACATCCATCTTCACAAATGACATTTGCTTGCTATGCTAATCCAACGGATACATCGCGTCAATGGTGTGTATATACAACTACCCAATATTCAATCGGACTCAAAGATATGACCACATGGGAATATAGCGAAGATAATATCTATAAGATTAGCGGTCTACTTGAAGGATTTACGCTTAGCGGCAAATCTTTTGAAGGTGTTGGTGAGGTTTTAGGCAACGCATATATATATGGCAGTATTGAACAATTCGAAAATGCTCCACTAGTCTTAGATATTTCTATCACCGGAAATAACCCTACCATTGCGAGAGGCGAGATTGCTACATTAGTTTGCACACTAAAGAAAGGGTTTGAAGATGTTACTGATACCGTAAAGTCGTGGTCAATCGTAAGAGAAACGTCTGATACAGCAGCAGATACAACGTGGTCGAAGCTAAGCAAGGTGACCGACTTTGCCGGAAGTATTGAGTTAACGTGGTCTGACATTTCAGATTCAAATGATATTGTTTCAGCGATGTTTACTATTACTGCAACAACGACTGATAATCAAAAAGTAAAAGCAAAAATTTCATAATATGGCACAAATTTCAAATTCACTCATATTAAGAAAAGCTGCTGAGTCCGGTGTCTCAATTTCGAGCACCGTGACTGAGTACGCATCATCAACGAGTGGCACGACTGCGCCCACTTCGGGGTGGAGCACTAAAATAGTTTCCACAAAACAAGGAGAGTATCTTTGGACTAGAATAACGATTACCTATTCTGATGGTTCTAGTACTGTTTCTTATACCGTTTCGCGTAGTGGCATTGACGGAGAATCCGGTTCTAGTATTACGGTCACTTCTACGTCTATACTTTATGCTATTACAACAGACAATACTCAACCAGCAGACAGTAAATTTATATACACAATCAACAACTTACCCGTCATAGAGAAAGGCTCATACCTTTGGAGTAAGACAACTGTTACATATTCGGATTCAGCGCAAACTGTTACTTACTCTGTTTCAAGAGTAGGCAATGATGGAGACACCGGATATGTGCATATTGCATATTCTAAATATGCTACGGGTAAAAATGACGACGGTAACGATGATTTCAGTAAGGAATATTTCGAAGGAGCAATCTTTATCGGCATATACTCAGATAATCAGGCTTCCGATTCAGATAGCGCAGATGATTACACTTGGTCGCTATTTAAAGGTGAAGATGGCGAAAGCATTACAATCACCTCAACGAGTGTTAGCTATGTGCAAACCAATAAAAATCTTTCCGACCCACCTACTTCGGGGTGGTCTACGGGTTTCGGAACTTTAAATGACGGATTCTATCTTTGGACTCGCACAATAGTAAACTATTCTGACGGTAGCTCAACGACAACATATACCGTAACAAGAATCGGAGCTAATGGAGCAGCCGGACAAGGGGTGTTTAAATCGTCTGTATTTATTCGTCAAAACTCAGCCCCCGATACTCCTAGCGGTGGCTCATATTCTAATCCTATTCCTGACGGTGGAGAATGGAGTGACGGTGCGCCTGACGGTAACGCGATACTGTGGATATCAACTCGTATATTCACCTCAAATGGCGCATCTCCACAAACTAGCTCATGGACTACTCCGGCACAACTTTCAGATACTTCAACTTTTGATGTGGAGTTTTCTAGCGTAGAAGTTCCGGGTACTCCAACAACAAAGCCTTCTAATTGGAGTAATAGTTCAGGTAGCTCAACTATTTGGATGGCTACTCGCACATGCACCAACGGAGAATGGAGCGAATGGCAAGTTCTGAAAATAAAAGGCGAACAAGGCATTCAAGGTGAACAAGGAGAAAAAGGCGATGATGGAGCAGATGGCACGAGTGTAACTGTGGTCAGCTCAAAAACTCAATACGTAGTTGCTTCGACTGCTTCGACTTCCGCTCCCACATCAGGTTGGTCTGATACTGTTAAAGAAGCCATAGCCGGTTCAACCCCACCATACAACCTTTGGGTAAAAACAACGGTCACCTATTCAGATGGAAGCACCTCTATAACTACTTCGGTAAGTCGCATAAGCGCTGACGGTAAAGACGGAGCAGATGGCAAGGATGGAGCAGACGGCAAAGATGGAGTAGATGGTAAGGATGGCGAAATGCCTAATTTACTTAACCGCACAAATAATGGTGTCCGTAATTGGGAGTTCTATTTTTATAATTCCAATGGTCAACTTTCTTATAACGTTTCTAATCATTATTACACTAACGGTACGAATACACTTACACCAATAGATTATTCCGGTTGGGCCGTGACTACTCCCTATGAAGGAGTAAGGCTGCCATTCAAAGGAGTATCCCTAACCTCTTGTATTCTTGAATATCCCGTTGATAACGATAAAATTGTAAGCGGACAGGAATACACATTGTCATTATGGTTTTATTGCGACGTAGCAATTGACGTTCAATTCTATATTTCTGATAAGACTAGTTCTACAAGGCTTATGACTGGACAAACTAAGTCGGTTAGTAAAGGAACATATACGCATCTAATATATAACTTTAAAGCAACACAAAGTGGTGGTAATTACTCTAGCAAAAAGTTCTACATAATGCTTAATCTAGTCAGTCCTAGCGTCTTGGCAAACAATTCGAGTATTGCGATAGAATTTGGAGACTTAAAGTTAGAAAATGGAACGAATACGAATCCAACATGGAATAAGTCATTGAGCGATTTACTCCCATCTCAATTTACTTACAATATGCTTGACGGTACAAACCGAGGAGTTGAGAATTGGAGCTTTTATATTCGTAACGATAACGGTAGTTTTAGTAAAGATTCTTTAGGTAATTATTCTAACGGTACTGACAGTTTTAAGCCGTGGGCTAACTCTCGACCGGATACGGGTAACGGAGTTGAATTTACTGTCTTTTCTTCTGCGTCTACGTCGGTAGTAAGCACTTCAAATTTGCTATTCAATTTTTACTATCCAATTGATTGCTCAAAGATTGAATATGGTAAAAAATATACTCTTTCCTTTAGGGTATCCTATGGAGCTGACGTACCGAAGCAGACAACCATTGTTATTAAACAAGGTTCTACGTATCTAACCGATAAACAGAATCCATATATTAACTCAGATGGAGAGTTGATAACTTGTACGCTCACCGCTATTGCGAGCGGAACTACTAGTGGGTCAGTTGATATCTATATGGGTGCATTATCGTGGAATAATGTTAATTCTTCATGTGGTATTGGTATTTATGATATCAAATTAGAAGAAGGCGAAAATTACGACCCATCATGGAGTGTTTCACAGAATGATATGACTTCAGAGCGAGTATGGATAGAATCAGATGTCGCAGTATTTAAGTACCTTGCGGCAATGCAAACAATATCCGTTAATGTGTACAGACAACTTGGTTCTGCTGCTGTGGAGCAGATATCTGATTCTGACCTCGTTTCGTATAATGGAACGGCAGATGGATATTTCGTTAAGATAACACGTGGCTCAACAACCTCTTATGCGACCTCAATAGCTTTTCGATTGGCTACGACAGATATTGTATTTCAACTATACAAGCGAACCAATTGCTCAAATACTCTTATTCAGACCCTGACTGTCTCCCTAGTAAAAGATGGGTCAGATGGTATTCAAGGTTGTATTTATCGTGTATCTGAGTGGGCTGCTGGGTATGAATACCATAACGATAGCGCACTAACAACATTTCCTCGTTACCTAGATATTGTAGTCGTGAAAAATAGTGACGGTACGGTTGCCGGTCGTTATCAATGTGTGTCTACGCATACATCAACATCGGATTATTCTCCAACCACCGAGATTACCGGAACAGCTACTTCATCTACGCACTGGTCTAAGCTAAATGCGACATTCCCAATCTACACTCCGCTAATTATGGCTGACAATTCGGTTATTAATTTCATGCAAGGCAATCAGCTTTTAATTACTGATAGCGAAGGAAATGTAGCCGCTGGATTAGCCGGATTAGAACAACCTCTTTGGGTCGGCGCTTCTACTCCAAATGAAGCTCCGTTTAATGTTTCGATAGATGGATTATTGACTGCCACAAATGCCGATATTGAAGGTAGTTTTTTAGCTAAGAGCGGAAATAAGTCAATTCAAATCGACCCCGAATCAGGGCAAATCCTCATTACAGACTCAACGGTTGCAAAGGATATGGTTATTGGTAGTGATAATTATAGCACTATGGATAGCTTATTTGGCGCTTCTGCCTCTAGTACATCATGGACTTTATATGCTGCTGCGAGTGGCTCAAAGACACTTTCTTCATCTACGGCAAAAGTACGAGTATCATCGGGTACTAAAAACATAAGTTCACAAGCACAAGTAACGCTTTCCGGTAGTTTAGCAGTTACTTGTACAGCAAAAAAAGTGACCAATGATGATGGCACTCAGATAATGGGTTCTGCAAAGGGAGATGTAGCTATTTATGTAAGAGTCTACGATAGCACCTCTAAAACAAACACACTATTTGAGAAAAAGGTGTCAAGTGTAACGTGGACTGCTACATGTGATGGTTCATCATCTAGCGTATCGAATACTGAATCAAAAACAGTCACATTCACCGATACACGTGTTACCGTACCAGCCGGATATGCTTATGTTGAGGTAGAATACTTATCGTCGCAGACTAGTGGCAGTTCCGTTGTTTGTGCATGGGGTACTAGCGCCGGCACAACTAATACTGCGTCTTACGTCACGCAAGTATATGTGTCACGATACTTTGCTAATGGATTCTGTTTAGGGCGCTCGTCGACAAACTACGTGGCCGCTTTCTCTGACGATAGCGACGACATGAACTTTATAGCTCAAAATCCAAGTTACGGATTCAAAGTTACATCAAGTGGTATCTTCTATCGAAAAGGAACGGGTAGTTGGACTAGTCTAATCTAACGTCTCCACGACTTAGGGATAATTTTAGAAACCCAAGCGAAATTGTAATAAACTTTTCGTTTGGGTTTCTCTTTATGAAAATTGCGAGAAACTACCGTGCGAACATTTTGCTCGCTTTGATTATAAAAGTCAGCTATATCTTTGACGGTCGCGTCTACTTTGAGATTTTCAGTAATACTATCAGAGATTGAGCGAATTTCTTCTGCGGTGCATTTGTCATTTTCTAGTTGATGAATGAACATTTTGCAAATGTCTATCAAAATTTGTTTTGTTACCATTTCTTCTGAACACATGATATGCGTTTATAATCGAAGCAATAAATATTATTGCTAAAGTAATCACATTTACTTTACTCGCAACATAAGAGAGTTCATAGACGTATTGGTCTACAACACCAATCATCATAGGCAACATAAGTAAAAGGCATTGGCCCCTATGCCAAGCACATAGTTTAAGAAAGAAAGATAATAAAAGTAATACACCAACCATAAGAGGTGATACATAGAAAAATGTATCAAACATTGTCGCTAATCCCTCGCTAGTAAAGTATGATAAGATACTCATCAGTAAAAATAGGGTCGCGACAAATGGAGCAATCTTTACGATTGCCGTTACACGTTTTAATATAGCGATTATATCGTTCATTTACGTGGAGTGCCTTTAGAGTTCACTTTTATATGTGCAGTAATTTTGACCTTCGGTCGGTATATTTTCTTAGCCATTAGCTTAGATAAATTTAGTCGCCACAAATATACAAATTATTATTTTAATTACAATCCAAATACACTCTTTTCTCAAAGAGTGTATTTGGATTGCTTGTTTAACCTATAAAATTTGTCTTATTATTATGACCAAAAACTTTTACCAAAAAATTCAAAGTATAACGGTGCAAATATACAAAATTTATAGCAGAAAATGCAATTATTAACCAATTAAATATAGAAATAGAATTTTGTCTTTTTACGAATCTGCAAACCGATGTACGGCATTTTTAGTTGCGTTGTACGTAAGTGAGCCGTAACCGATGTAAGAGAGTCTGCGAAGCCAACCACTGCGAAATTTCTTCTGCGATGAATTGCGGCTGCAAATATTCTCAATGAACTGCTTTCTGCGCGTAAGCAAACGATTAAAAAAAGCTTGCGCATCAACCGAGTTTAAAGCGTTGAGCGTGATGTTACCGACAATACCATCAGCTTTAACTCCGAGCATTTGTTGTGGAATTGTAATAGCTTGTTTACCTGAAGCCCACACCCAATCAACAAGAATGTTAGCGATAGATTGCGAATTGATTTTATCAGCTTTCCATCTATCCCAATAGTGCGGCTTTAACACGCGATTAACTGCATCATCATCAGTAATTAGCTTTAAATCGTCAACGTCTATATCGCCATCACCGTCTTTGTCATAGCCAACAGAGCGCCAAGTTGAAATAGTAACACCTTTATTTGTCGCTCCGCCTTTATCGTCTTTGTCGCAAACAAAACCGCCCTCCCAAGAGAGAATAAACGGTGCTAAAACACTTACTTTAGCCATAGTCTTTCACGTCTTTAAAAGGTTAGTGTTTTTCTAGACTCCGATAGCAGTAAGCTCTTGCTTGATAAATTCGATGAACTCATCATGTGCAAGCACTTCTGCATCGTTTGCATTTTCGCGAAACTTGCGAGCCATTGAAGCTGTGAAGCTTGCAACTTCCATAGCCGAAGTTAGAGCATAAGCTTCCATTTCGGCTGCGTTAATTGCTGCATCGCGAGTTACCGGCTTTTGTACTCTGATAGGAAAAGCAAGCGTGCGCACTATCTCGTTGCCTTGCTCATCAGTGGCTTGTTGCTGCTCATGCGCCACATAAAAAGTCATGTGTGAGCCTTCGTTAATGCTAATGCATTTACCATCTTTCCACGTGCTGAAAGCTGCGTTAACATCATCAGCTTTGCTTGTCGGGATTTCAACTTTGTTTAAATCAATCATTTCTTATATTTTTTAGAAGTTAAGTATAATAAATCTCACTATCATCAATTTCAGCTATCATGTTCGATGAAGCGCTATATATAAATCCACATGCATTTTCGAGCTTTGCTCCGGTAATCGGCAAAAACTCGCGATTAGTAAAAGCTTCTTCAAGCATGATATGAAAATCAATAATTCCGCGATATTCACCGTGAAACTCGCGCATTATTCGCTTGTTGCTATTGTTTGGGTCAGGGTATGAAATAAGGCACTTAATCCAATTCGGTTTGCCTGCTCCATCTCTGCGTATTTCGTAATCGTGAACTACGAAAACAATACCCTCATCAGCTAATTTTTTAACTGCTATATTTGGCGCATCAAGGTGTCTAGTGATGCGAATACTTTCTGTAAGTTGTGCTAGATTCATCTTTTTCTCGATGTATGTAAGAAGTGCAAATCCGTCAGTGTGAATAATCTGACCAAAGTATGACGGATAATTTTTACTAGTGCTACACAAAGCGCGTTGCCGTGTTGATTCGCGAATAGTGCAATAGCCTTTATTGTGAGCGTTCCACTGCGTTGAGCGTGTGCCGTTTCTGTGATATACAGTGCCGCAATAGTCAATTGGAATTTCAATCGGTTGCAGCATTATCTCTGCGCGTTTAGCTCTCATGCCTAGCGTGTACCACCAATTAAAGCGGATGCGCCATTTTGCTGCATTAGCTTCCTCTTTGGTGCGAAAGAAAAGTATCACATCATCAGCGTAACGAATAGCATGTGCAGAAAGTGAGCGCAAAAGCTTATCACTTTGCAACATTACTATGTGATGTAAGAGCGGAGAAAGCGGAGTGCCAACCGGAAACGTTTTGCCCTCAACAAAGCCGAGCGCTATTGCCATATCAACTAGCCAAGTCGGAATATGTAAGCCTTTCAGAGCTTTGCGCACCGTCTTAACGCGGATATGTTCGTAGCATTTACGTTGGTCAAGTTTAAGTATATAATTATATTCTCTGTGGTCGTAGAAAACATGCTTTAATCTGTGCACAACAGAGCCGCTTTTGCGCTTTGCAGTTAGTCCACAACCGTTTTTACAGTTAAGTGCTACACCCACGTCATGGCGAGCGTACACTCTTGTTAATAAGTTTTTGCATAGGTGTTGGAGGATTAGAGTGTGGCAATCCGGCTGATGAGTAACGCGATGTTTGCCGTTAGTGTTGGTTACTTCGCCAACGCGGTAATGGATGCGCTCGTGCCAAGCATTGCTCTTTAAATCATTGAGCAATGCATCGGCATAAGCATATCTGTTAGAAAGGATTTTAGCAAAATCTCTGCGTTTCTCGCGCCCTTTTGCAGCGCAAGTAATTGCTTGAAAGATTTCTAGGTTGCTTATATCCATTACTGTGATAGGGATTGCAATTCGAGCAGAATCATTGCTTAGGTGCAATGGTGTATCTCTGTTACTTGCTTTTAGCATAAAAGTGACTTATATACACTTGTCTTGTAGTATGTTTCGGCTTTCCGAGCCGAGCGACACAAACTTTTTGACTTGTTACGGTGCTACTTGTTTTCTGTTTTAGCTCAAATGTAGCAGAGCCACCATTGTTACGGTTGCGATTAGCAAAACTGTTGTTGCTATTCACGTAGCGCGGAGAGCAATTCGTGTTATTCGCATTAGCCGCAAAACGCAAGCCTTTGTTTGTGAAGCTCTATTTCAACCGAACACCGCCGCCTCAGAGGTCAAGTCCTAATGCTTGACTTGTCGGACAGTGCGAGGATTTTTGTTAAAGCGAAGTTACTACTATTTTTTGATTCTGCAAGAAATTATATTATTAAAATTTATTAAAAACTAAAAAAGTGCGGGGCGGGCGCTGGTTGAGCTGCGCATGCGCCCGCCGGCTGCGCCGTGTTGCACTAACTCTGCGTTATTAAGAATTGAGCAGAGCCACCAGTGTAACGGGAGCGATAAGCAAAACTGTAGGTGCTATTCACGTAGCGCGGAGAGCAATTCGGGAAAGTCGCAGGAGCCGCAAAACGCAAGCCTATACGCACACGAGAATTAGCGGTTGTAGACCAATATTTCACAGAATAACCATAGTAACACTCACCTTGACCGAGATTGCCACCGTTAACTGTCTTATCCGGAGCATAAGAAACGCGGCTGCGAGCATAACCGTTAGTAACATTTTTATACGTAGCGAGTTTACGATACGTACTTTCGAGCGCGAACACTCCGAGATTACTTTTAACTTCTGTGCGGTCGTTAGTCCACTGTGTTTGGTCGTTTTGCGCATACACGTCAACTGTGTGTCCGTAAGTGCCTTGACCTGTGGCGTTCGGGTTAATTGTGCCAATACTTTCTTGACCACCACCACGATAAACGAATGTATCACCGCTGCAATTCATGCCATTGTAAAGACTCATGCGCAATACGCACTCAAACTCAAAATCAGTGGCTTCACCGCTAGAGTTGTAAGCTGATATAACTTTGTGTAGCTTGCGATATACGCGAGCGTTCATCTGCGAGCTTACGGCTTCCGGATTCGGCACTACCCAATACTCGCCACCATACATTGAGAAATGCGCATTGTTAGCAATGCCGAACTCTGCGAACCATGAATGAGCGATTTGTGATTCTTCGCACTGCTCTTTAGCGTAGTAATAGTTGATAGTGTCCGAAATATCATAAATACCACCGCTAGCGTTATAGTAAATATCTGTTTTAGCTGCCCATGTTGCATATTTCCATGTTGTAGCACCGTTAACGCGATAGCGAGTGCCACCGTTGAGTAAATAAGTGCTTTCAGAGTTGCAAGTATCATTTGACGATATGCCGCTTCCGTAGCGAGTGTTACGATGCAAGTATTTTGTGTGATTTGCCACCTCTAAAGCATTGAGCAATGTGTTGTAAGAATGGAAGCCACCCTCTGCGCATGGGTATGATGCGCTAGTGTCTGCATTGTTAGCGCGTGAATACGTCATGCAATCAACTTGCGATACGGTGTTTGTGCGCGGATAAGTGCGCTCATTGTAAAACAGTCCGTTTGAAACTCTACCATCGTGTCCGTAACAATCGCTATCAGTGCCTTTAAACAAATAAAAGAAACTGCGAGCTTTGCCGCCAACAGTGCAAATCGGTGAAAGACACATTGCAGTTGGTGCTAACTTGTATGGTGCTGTGTCAATGCCATCCCACACTGCCGGATAAGCAAATACACCTTTCCAACGATAGCCGCTATTGCCAATTACGTTGTCAAGTAAGTACAAATCGCGCTTGTTAGCGAGTCCGTGCGAGTATTTGGTTTCAGTTGTTTCCCACGGCAAAACAGCATGCGCTGCTACGTACTCATCATCAACAAGCTTATAGAGTTGCGCTGCTGAAATATCATTGGGTGTTGCTTGCACTACGGGGCGCAATACATCTTCTAGATAGCTCTCTGCGTTGTAGCTTCCGGCTTCACAATATTGCGTGTATTCACCATCAACCAATCTAAACAGCTCTAGCTCGCTGTCAGCGTAATCGTCTGCCGTAATTGCCACTGCCGGAGCAAAGCGCCCATCACTAAATCTAAATAAGTTATCATCACGTAGTACTCCCACCGGAGTTGTTGTTGTTCCGGTGTTGTCTTCTGTATCAATCAGCACTTTTTCGTACAAATCGTACATTGCTTGCTCATCGCCGTAAGTCTTTACGCTGTCCGGTGAAAGGTCTGTGTCTACCCATGCGCCAACGCAATAATCTTTCTGCGAGTAATCGTCACTTTCGTGTATCTTTTCAAGTGCTGTAATGCGCTCGTCAAGTTCATCACGTTCCCAACGATTAACGTAGTTAGAAGCGATTGAAGCAAGAAAACCGTAACGCGCTCCGTAGAATTTGCCTTTCGTTTCGTCTGTGTCGCTTTGAGTTAAATCTTCTTGCTTTGCTGAAATGATTATGCTCATTGCAGTGGGGCAGAAATACACGTAATAGCCGCTTTTCGGTGTCGCGATTGCTCCGGTCTTAAACAACGGTGTGTACACTTCGAGTGTGTAAGTGCGCGAATCCGGTATCTCGCTAACAACAGTGCCGTTAAGCGTTATATTCTTGAGCTGCTTTGTTGTGCTTGTAGTGCTTGCAGTGTCCTCATCGCTAGAGCTAGAGCTGCTTTCAACTTCCTCGTAATTGAAAGTGTACACAACAGTTGAATCATAATCAGCCGTAGCTGTTAGCGGATTGCCCTCACTATCGTAAGTGTACGAATAAGAAACATGGTCTGTGTGCGTTTCAATTTCTTTTTTGGCAAACATTGAAACACTCTTATCCACTGCATTAGCTTTGATAAGGTAGAGATTGCCTTGCGTTAAAGCAACTTCTTTAGAAATTGCATAGCCGCTCATTGCTTTCTTAGCTCCGTCAGTTGTTATTGCATAGCCGCTTTCATCAACTTCTAGGCTGATTTCTTCGCTTGCGATTTCACCGTAATAACCGAGGTCTTTAAGCAAGGTGTCAATGTCTGCGCGATTGTTAACAACGCTCTTTTGCAATAACTCAATTGTTTCTGCATTTGTTTTTATCGCGTCTGCGTTGGCTGCTATGTTCTCAATGTTAATGCTTACTTGCTTGTTTGTCGCTTGAAGCGTTGATGCATGACTTGCAATTTGTTTGCCTTGCTCTGTAATGCTTTTAGAGAGCGCATTTTCTGCGTCTGTGGCGCGTTTTTCCTCTGCGGTAAGTGAATTTGTCAGCTCTGTTATTGCCGATGCGTTAGAAGCGATATTTTGCGCGTTTTCGTCAATGCTCTTGCCAATGCCACCTACTATGCCGTCAAGTGTTTCTGTGTCCTCAATTCCGGCAAGAAAATTAGTCACCTCGGTGAAGCTTTCAATCGCGGTTGAAGCATTGCCGTTAACTAGCGTGTCAATCTCTGTTTGTAAGCTTTCGTTGCCCTCTTGCACGGTTTTCAGCTTTGCTTGCACATCTGCGTCAATGTCTTTCATTGTTGAGCGTGCTTCTTCGGCTGCTGCATTAGCATTGTCTGCTGCTGTCTGCGTATCGTCTTTTAGCGCAGTCATTTCATCTATTGCAGTTTGCGTGTCTATTTCGCGTTGGCTCTCTGCTGCAACTCTAGCTTTTTCGGCTTCAACACGCGCGTTTTCGGCTTCAACTCGCTTGCTTTCTTCTCGAAGTCTAAATTCTTCGTTGCTTACGCGAACTTTTTCTGCTTCGTAGCTTTTGTACTCTGCCTCGCCAACTGCATCAGCAAGCTCTTTGTATGTTTGCGCTGCTTTAGCTCGCTCTTCCTCGGCTGCTGCTCGCTCGCTTTCAGCGCTTTCTCGGCTTTCCTCGGCTTTTGCTCTTGCTGCTTCGGCTGCAACTCGCGCTGCTTCATTGTTTACGCGCGTCTGCTCATCTGAAAGTGCTTGCTCGTAATAAACGCTGCGCTCGCTTTCCAATTGCTGCCGCTCGCTCTCTGCTTCTTGGCGCGATTGCTCTGCTATTTTACGGTCGTTCTCAGCTAGTAAACGAGTGGTTTCAGCATTGACGCGATTTTGTTCAGCGTCAGCAATCTCATCAACTCTCGATTTAGCGTCGGCTGCGGTCTGAGCCAATGAAGGCAAGGTTTGAATTAGTTTAACGTAATCGTCATAACTTCCCGTAAATCCGGCAGATACCGCGTCGTCATAAGCGGTTCTATAGATATAAGGTATCATCAACTGAATATCCAATGCTTTAGGAGATTCAGTTGCGTACTCTACTAACTCAACATTAGTCGGATAGGGCTGAGTGATACGTTGGTAACCGTCAGGGAAATTCTCGTTTGGTATGTCAATCTTTAGCTTTAACCATAGGCGACCGGTCGCTAGCCCATGATTATCAAACACAATAAAAATCTCACCGTCTTTCTCGTAAGCGTTAGTGTAAATGCCATTTACACATGAAGCTTCGTAAGTCTGAGAAGATGTGCTTGTAGTAAACTCTGCATACCAATTTTGATTAGTAAACTGAACACTTTCGCCTTTATCATTTAAAAGACGAAGCTCAAAATCGGATTGATAGTTTTTTTCTTGCATTATATATAATAGCGTTTAATAATTATCAACGCAAATATAGCTATTATCTAATTTATGTGCAAAATTATCACGTTTAAATAATTGATATTTAGTCATGTATAAGTTTACTGTAACATAATTGTAATTAGCGTATCGTGACATTATCTTTGCCAACGTAGTTGAATGGTTCGCTACAAAACTAAAATTCAAGTAGTTATTATGAATGACTTAACAATCTCCGATGTAATGGCTCTCCGTCGCGATGACGAACACGATGGTCGCTATTATCGCCACTACGGTCATGGTACTGCCAATACCGGCCTTGCACTAGGTGCTTCTGCACTAGGCATAGCTATATTTGGCGGTATCGCCGTGTGGGCTGGCCTTAATTCCGCTAGCAAAGCGCGTTATCAAGGTGCTACTAACACTATGAACGCACAAGCTAAAGCAAATTCTGACCTTGTTGCACTACTTGCAAATCGTATTGTTGCTGACAATCAACGTGCTGATAATATCACACTTGATGTTAATAACAAACTTTACGCATTGCAAGGCCAGGCTGCTACCGCTACCGGTGGTACTGCTTCTTCACAAGCTCTCGCCACTGCCGAAGCACTAGCACTTATTAACAATGGTTCGACTAATCCTCTCTCTAGTGTAATTCAACAAAATTGCGCTCTCAGAGTTCAAAGGGTTAGCGAACAAAATTGTGGTTGCTGCGGAAACTAATTCTTAAAACGGGTATTTCTGTGAAAAAATCACAGATTTACCCTTTTCATACCAACATTTATGTTTTTAAGACGAAATAAAATAGATATAAGAATGATTAATCCGAGTTCAAAAGTAAGTCTAAAACTATCTTGTTTGGCTTCATGTAAAGGTGATGTTGAGCAAGCCACGAAGCTATATGACTTTCTCTCTGACGGTATCGAAACAATTCCCGATTTTGACACACCTACTCCTTCAACTTTCGACCAAATCAAGCAAGGAGCTAGTCAAATTTTTAAATTCGTCAAGGATAATCGTCAAGAGATAATGCAAGGCTATAATTTTATACAATCTCTGCGCTCCGGTCAAAGCGTAGCTACAGATGTAACACCAACACAAGAAATTCCACCTCTACCAGATGTTAGTCAAACAAATTAGTTTTTATATCTATTGCGAGAGTGAAAGTGAAGCCAAAGAGCTAACACAAGCGCTCCATGATTTCGTCGAAGATAAGCGCAAGGTGGGTATAGCGGTTACCGCTAGGAAACTGATTGATGCGCTCAATAAATTCAAAAATAACTTTTTCGTAAATAACTTTTTGAAATAAATATGGCACAAGAAAATATATTTAGCGTAATTGCACAAGGTGTCGGAAACGCTAATCAAAATATAGTTGATACTTATAAATTGCTAGAGTCTTTATCTGAAAAGATTAACGAGATTCACGAAGCATTGTTTAAGACAGAAATAGCACCCAACGAGAACGGGTCGCCCAAATAGTAATAGTTCTCACCAATATTTAAGTATATATGTCTAATTGTTGTAATCAAATTCAGCCGGCTGATATCACAGCTACATTAGCCGCTGGTAGCGTTGCTTCGCCTTATTACATTTTGGCGAATATCTCGCAACGCTTATGTTTTAAAACGTGCGTACAAAACACACCCGTATTCAGCCCTCGCTTCTCCTTGCTTAGTTATAGCAAGGTAGGCACTAATCAGTATGTAGCTACAATTCACTGCGAAGGTATTATAAGCTACGTTCCATGCAATGGTGGTTGCGATTGTACAAAACAACAACCTTTGAGCCAAAACTTTACTGTACCTTTCTATTTCTCAGGAACACCTACTACGGTGTCACTCTCGCAAGGCTCGACAATTAACACAATTGCCGCTACAGATTGTCAAACATGCTCACGTAATTTTGTTTCAGAAACACCAATTGCTTTAACTGTTTCTGCGACGGCTGCTGCGAGCGTTAACTCATGATGTTGGTATGCTATTGATAATGTTTATAGCCGTAACAGTTGCAACTCTTGGCGCACACCTCGGACTTTTTAGCGCTATTGTGCGCGTACTCTCTAAAATAGCCAAATGTGAACGCTGCGCTGCGATGTGGCTATCTCTATCAGTCCTACTATATTCCGGTTGCGATTTATTTGCGGCTATAGCATTATCAATTTTAGGGGCATATCTTTCTTTTTATCTAGGACTAGTCTTAATGGTTTTAAATAAAATATACAACTCGCTATGGCAAAAAATAAACAAACAAAAATAGAGGAAGATAGTTATCCGGTTACATACTCCGGTACATATCAACCTCTGCCGAAATTTAAGTCTAATTGTAAAAATTGTTAGTTATGAAATACAAAGAAATGCTAGAAGATGCACGTCAACACGGTATCAATAGCGAAAAAGCAATGTACAAAAGTATCGAAGATATTGACGATTTGCTCTGTATCGTAAAAGAACATGATAAGCAAGCATATTGGGATTTCATTATGACTACTTACGGTACGTTATATTCCAATCATTTCGAGACAGAAGATTTTGCTCGTTGGTTTGTAGACAGAATGGAGTCAACTCAATCTGATGGTAGTAAACTACGGGGCCAATATTGGGATTGCGAACAAGTCTACGAAGCATATAGAGGAATGGGAATTTCAATACCTTCGGAAGTCACGAAATTGGATTTATATGTTGCTGCTAATGCTGCTAAGCATGATTTTGGTAGTAAATTCTCCGACGAACAAGTATTGGAAATTGCCTATCTTTTCTACTTCGCTGACGAAGATTTCCCGACGAATGATAAGATATTCCGATATATGGAGTTAACTAGAGAAACAGAATGAAGATAATTATAGACGTTGTTGATGGTCAGGCAAAGATGAAGGTAATCACACCCGACCGACCTATGATAGACTTAACAGATACGTTCATCGAGGTGTTTAAGCTACAATCTCACCTCCATCCCCACTATCGCTTCTGCGATTAAAGGTAGAACCCCGACTTTCACAAGCCGAGGTTCTTTTTTAATACAATGAAAACGAAAAAAGAGTTTTCCAATCAAACTATTGCAATGTCTAGCGTTTGTTTATTTAAACCTTTTTGATATGCATCCATGTTATTGATAATTCGACCATAAGAAGTAGTCGGAGAATAGCCTTTGCCGTAGCTTTTCATAAATTCAATGGCACACCGAATAGCGTTTTCCATTTTAATCTCATCGACCACTGAAAATTCAAAACCCAGCGATATTTGTTTAGATTTCTTTCTCTCCGCGTCTTTGCGGTCAGCTATCTCTTTAACAGATTCGGGGTCTATCTTGGTACGCACCTCGTATAATCTGTATGCTTTATTCCATGCCGTTCTTGATATGCCGGAAACGTTTTCTAAATCTACGTAATTGAACCCGCTTTGTCGGGCTAGGTACGCAAGCTCACGTCTTGGTTGTGCGCAAGCATGGGTTGTCTTATCAAAGAGTTGCGCACGTGTAATACCATACGCTTTAGTTAATCTTCGGATTAAATTTTCTAGTTCCATAATTAAGTCAGTTTAGATATTTGTCAAAATCAGAGATTTTATAAATCTCGTTTATCACGATACCTTTTAGATAGCGAAGCATTTTGACTTTTAGAATGTATTCTTTAGGAAGAAGGAATTTACTAATTTTTACATCAAAGTAAAATGTTTGACCATTGTAATCAAATTGAAAGTCTGCCGCATAAGTGATAGCTCTTTGAACAACGCGCTCACAAATCTTATCTTTAGTTTTGAGGTGCTTTACGTATTGCTCTTTTATTGTAGGAATAAGTTCCCATTGTGGGTGTACTTGTAGATTTGAGATTCTACCTTCGTTTAGCAAATTCTCTAAATAGATATAAGCGTCGCGTTCACGCTCACTATCAAATCTTATATCAGCATATTCACATTTACGATTGTGATATTTGTTTGTTTTGTTTTTCTTCTGTTTCATTACTTTTGCCTTGCTTGACTTTTTCGCAACATGAAGCTATCCATCCGGCTAAATACGCAAGCGGCTCTTGATTGTCAACTGCTACGTTAATATCGCAATATCCTAAGATATTCATTGCGGCATGAATACTTTCGTGAGTGATTGTACTTGCTTTCATTACCGACTTGTTAGCGAAACGTATCAGTACACCACCCCGTTCTTGTATCTTGTCATAAACACAATCAACAACGGCATAGCAATGGTCTCCAAATTCGCTTACATTATCAAATCTATCTTCAAACTTGGAAGTTGCGATTGTTATCCATATTAACCTCGGATAAATAGTCGGGTCAAACTCATGTAACTGTATTAGTTTTTTCATATTCACAAAGTTAGTAAATTTTTGAATTTAAATCAAGCCATATTTAGGCAAAAAGTACTCGGAGCATTTAAAACCTTTTCTTGGCGAAAAGTCTAAAAAGTCACATGTCGCATAAAGCTGTCGTCGCATCGCCCAATGAGCCATATCTTGCTGCCACTTCGGAATAGTTTGGTGTGGATTACTAAAATCGCGATAAGGCTGCGTAACTAGGCGAACATTTTTATTCGAGCGAAAATGCGATGTGCGCTCGTAGCACTCTTGTAGCGATGTAATACCTATCATAGCATAAAGTAAATAGCGCGTCTTTTTATGATTGTATTTATTAATCAGAGCCATTGCTCGCTCGCACTCTACAATTTGCTTCGGGGTATCACAACCTAACCTGATAAAGTCAATCCATCGCACTCTAGCTAGCATTTTAGCGATATCCTCGGTAATTAGCCTAGCGTCTAGTGCCTGATTGAAGTCAACACGGTATCGGCCTTTGATAATCTTTTCGATTTGCTCTAAGCCGTAATCGCTAGCGAGGATGTTATTATCCATTAGAATTAGGTTAGTACGACCGTTAACGGCAATTTCTTCAACATCGCGATATGGGTGTATCTTTCCTTCTTTGATTGGCACTACGCACCATTTGCAATGATTAGGGCAACCGCGAGTAAGAAAACCATACGCAGTTTTGTCGTCAATCTTAGGATAGATTGAATAATCCGGCTGCATATCGTCTATTTCATCAGGCAGATTACTATGTAAGTTATATCCCGTACCACCTTTCACGACTTCGCAATCAAAGCTATACATGTATTGCGGTGTAAAAGTGAATATCTTACTCATATAAACCCTATCGTAGTTGCCAAACATGGGGTCTGCCCACTCTACATAATCGCCTTGCAATTTATGGTACGCGGCAATCTTCATTAGTGCGTAGTTAGGGAAATTTCCATGACCGTCAACATCCACTAAACCTATATTCATTTTTAAAATTCGTCTTTTAAAAGTTCAACTTCAACTCCGGAGTCGGCAAAGATTGGCTTTAATCCGGTTTCTAAATAAACTTTGTCGCAAAACATCTTCTCATCGGATAGTCCATCACTTAAATGAAGCAAAATAAGGGAGTTTATTTGCCCTCTATTGAGTCGTTTAATAATTTCTATGCAATCGTTCAGTTCAAGGTGGCTTTGCGATTGTGAGCGTATTTCTGCACCGTCAACGAGATTATCTACAAGTAGTTGCTCTGAGTAATTACATTCAATCATTAAATGGTCGCATTTCACGTTATACGGAAAACTAGTCAAGTCAGTCGCGAATAAGAGAGTTCCCATAGCTTTATGCTGAATAACGTAAGCATAGCACTCCGCATTGTGGGGCACGGTTAGCGGCATTACCGTAAAACCACCTAATCGGTATTTGCGACGATGTTGCAAAATGCCAACACCATCATATTTGTGTGCACATTCGTGCGTTGAATAGACGGGTATGCCGTGAGATTTACAATACTGAAATGCTGAAGGTCTTATATGGTCTCCTTCAGCCGTGGGCGTGACTTACTATCACGCCCACGATATTCTTAGCATTAAAGTTTATGGCTTCCACTATATCTTTTTGGCGACAGCCTATTTCAATTAATAATATTTCTTCGGCACATTCAAGCATATAGCCATTGCCTTTGCTTGACGAGCCAATTACTTTAAGTTTAGTATCCATTGTAAAAATCGTTATGCCACTCGTTATACAATTGGTCAATTGTCAATGCAAAGTATTCAGATTCTTCTTCATCGTGAGTAGTCGTAATAGACATGACGGGATAATCTTTATGCCCATCATATCCCATTGCTTTTAGTATAGGTCTCACCATTGCTTGATTTATATCATCCCACGGTTGATGAAGTAAAAATAGTTCCCAACTATCAGGCACTCCTTTATAAAATTCAAGCGCATCAGTTAGGGCTTGTTCCCACTGTCTACCAAAATTATTTTCATAAAACTTTTTTAGTTCATCGTCGTCCATATTCCATTCATCCATATATCTAGACGAATCGGAATAATGAAGCCATCTACCATTTGGTTGTCGTACTAAAAATCTACCCATCTTCATTATCAAAATCTAAAGTTTGTTGCTGGAATTTCTCAGCGTACCATTGTTTGTAGGATTTTTTACTAATCCACCAACTAAAAATATTCTCTGACGCTTCGCGATTCCATTTTTCGTTATACGTGACTCTTATATCTTCTGCGGTAACATCTGAGTCACTTATGCTACCGCTATCTGAAAACCCGACCACAAGCCACGGAGAGGTCTGCATGATTTCTCTGCGAGTCGCTGGACTGATATAGAAGCTGTACCCCCCCGAGTCCACTTCGTCGGGTCGTAATCTCGCCAGCCACCTTCTCGTTTGTTGATAGAAATTGAGCTGTGGGGGGGGGGTAAATCCCTCATTATCAAATGATTGTCTACGTATCTCCATGATGGCTTTTATCCACTTTTCTTTCACATAGGGGTATCTTTCAATATCTCTTTGTGTATGTTTTATAGAAGCCATAGGACAACAAATACAACCTATGCGGTGATAGCCTTCGTCGTAAAGCTCGCAATGTGGAACTTGCACTACGTCGTTAAGAAAAGTCCATACATCTTCGTCAGTCCATTCAATGATTGGCGAGATAATAATCTGGTCTTTGCCGCTAACGCAGTTTATCATCTGTTCCTTATGTTCGCTCCATTGGTCGAGTTGGTGTAAGCGTTTAGCTTTATTTTTGGCTGCGCGAATTTTTCGTGCTTTTTCTTTATCACTCCATTCGCCAAAGCCGTTTAGGTCTCCGGAGAATTTATGGTTCGATACTTCGACCTCTTTGCGCTTGGCACGTCTAGCGCTTTCAGCGTGTCGCACTCCAACTAGAGTAACTTTGTTAGGCGCTTTATTCTCTTTGAATACCGAACAACACCAGCGGATTCGCATTGAAGGCAAGCATTTGCGTTCCATAAACTCTTGATAAATAGATTTCTCAATTGGTAGAAATTCTACTTCCGGATATTGACTGCGAATAAACCGTATCAATTTCAGGTGGGTCAACACTTGTTGGCGAAAAACGAGGTCTAAATTTGACTCCGGATAGCTGTGCAATATGTATTAGAGCTTGACTATCTTTACCGCCGGAAAATCCCAACCAAAATCCGTCTATCGGGTCGTAAGTTAGAGCCAATTTCTCAGACTTGCGCAGCAGCTCAATTGAGTGTAACATCTTGATTTTCAGTGGGGTGGGGGATTTTTTAAGTGCCTCCTCTAATGTAATGTTAATGTTCATTTTTATAATAAATTTCTTTCCAATCTTTTATAATAGCATCTATTAGAATGTAATAGATTTTTAGTCATTCCACTCGGTCAAATCCATCATCTTCAACGTCTATTTTCATAAATCTGTCATATCGTTCCAATAGCTCTTTACGATAATCTGTAAAATCAAGCTCAATCTTCGTTCCGATGTGAGCGTATCGAAGCACAGCATTTATCGTATTATCGAATAGTGTCTGCATACGGATAAGATATTTATCTACCCTTCGCTCGTATTCGGCTTTCGTTATCGTAGCGTTCAATAGCGAATACCCATATAAATCATAATCTGCTAAACTTGTCGCATCGGAATGAAAATGCACCATGCCTTTTCTAAAGTCCTTATTATAATTGCGCTTAATTATCTTCATAACAGTCTCTTTTAAGGGTTAGTAAAAGTTTTCTCATACCATAACTATTTATCTAATCGTAATTATTATTATTCAATCTATTGGCAATCTCGTCAATAACCGCATTTACGATATTAGCCACATTGCCTTCTTTTTTACTTTCTTCTAAATCACGATATTGCTCGGATAATTTAATATAGGCAAAAGTATTTTCAATGTTGAAAATTACGCTTTCTATATCATCTTCATCTATCCATTGAGAGCGAACTTGTAAATTCACTTCCCGAATAAGATACATGTTTCGATTATGGATGTCTTGTGTTTGTTGCGTAATTTCGCCTATTAAATTCTTTGCGTCAAATGTATATCGGACTATATCTCCAACTTTCAATATTTTCATTTTTAGTGCATAAATTGGTTTAACATATTGTCATCTATTATGTAGTCTAAAGCGACTAAAATCGAAACTAACTCATAAAGTGGTTTTTGGTATAACACCCATGCCACTCTGTCGTCGTCAAGGGTGTATAAGTTAATGCCATTATCGTAAATAGTTTCTTCCGTAAGGCAAGATGGAAAGCTACCTATACAGAACTCGGTGTTTTTAAAAATTTCGTTTTCACAACCGACTGCTTCGCTTAATTTAGCCAAAGATAAAGGTGCGAGCCTTTTTTGTTTTAACAATCCGGTTTATTTCATCTTCGACTTCAAAGGCAATATGTTCAACTCTATCTTGCAATACATCGCGAAATGTGATGCGCTTCTGTATCACATCGCTTTTAATGACTTGATATATATCAAACCATTCCTTTATTTTGTCTTGTGCATATTTACTCATAGTAAATTTTTATTTGCATTTTTAAAGTTTTGTCTTTCAATCGCAAGATTGTACTCGCCTTGAAGTACGACATAAGTCCGGCATAAAGAGTTGATTAAATTTTGGTAGCTTTCCAGCTTTTTCTCTAGAAATATTGGGTCATTGGAAATAATATTCCGCCACGGGTCGAAATTAGAGATATCAGGCTCGCATGATTTTTTAATATCTTCGATAAGTTTATTTGCTTTATCTAGGTCGGCTTTCAATTTACCATACATTTTAGAGTCAGCGATATTGAAATATATACCGCCTAGACTAGAGATATCAACCACTTCGATGTAATTAAAATTATCACCATGTATCCACAAATGAACTTCCTCACCATCTATCTTGACAATTTCCGCAATAGCCGGAGAAGAATAAACAATATCTCCAACCTTATACTTGCTCATCTTGATTAAGTTTTGGAATTTCGACGCATATCTCTGTATTACAGTAAGGGCATTGGATATAATTTCTTTGAAAGACGATTTCTTCTCCAAAAGAGGTTATCTCAGTCTGAATGTCGGGATATTCGTACTCGGCCTTCGTGCCACACACTGAACATGTGGCTTCATACTTAGTGTCGGCAAATGGAGATTTTTCAATAATTTTTATGCTCATAATTTAAATGTTTAATAAAGGGGTGTCGCACCGAAGATTGACACCCCGATATAAGTTAGAAATTGTCGTCTATTGGTTGTTGGGGTTCAAATGTTTCAGGTTCGCTAGGGCTAACTTCCGGTTCAGCAATTTCGGCTTCGTCAACGTTCACTTCTTCATAATCAACGTCGGCAGTTGCCGGAGTTTCTGAAACTTCGGGAGATTGAATAAATTCATCGTCAGCACTTTGAGCTAATTCCGGAGTTGAGTTGATGATAATATTGCAACCACTATTGATAATAGTCTTGCTAATCATCTTATCGGCAAATTCTTTATGCGTAGTCAAACTGCGGTTCATTGACTTAGACCATGCCGCATAGATTTGCTTGCGAGTCATAATGTATAAATCCTTGCCGCCATCAGGGCATGGAAGATAAATATACGCGCCAATAAAGTCGTTGTCGATATTCTCTAGTTTCTGTTCATGCTCAACTAATTCTTTTCTGCCAGTCTGTGGGTCAGTACGGTAAACAAAGTTATCACCTTGATAAATCACTCGCGCAACCGGATTAAAGTCGGGGTAAATGCGTTTTACTTGAAGTATCTTACCAAAGTAACTTTCGTGTAAGCAAAGTTTTTCGCCTTTTACAATAAAATACGCTTGCTTCTTCGATACGTCTAATCCTTTTGTCGCCATTTCAAATACGGCTGATTGGATAGACACGGGGGAGCAAACTTCTAAAGCCGGTCGCTGATTGCGGTCTTTTACGTCTTGTAAGGCTAACATCGTTGCTTTGATAGCATTAACGTAGTTATAATCCTTTGGCATTGTAAAGCCAACTTTGCAAAGTTCATCAACACGGGCAATAATCTGAGAACCGGTGTCGTTTTTCTTTTGCACTGCGTTTTGTCTTTCTTCGGGCATTTTGTAATGAATAAAGTATTGCTCAAAATACAAGCCACAACACATTGTAAATTGAGCAACACTGTAAGAAGTTCATTTTCGCGGTTGTGGTCGCGTTATATTTTCGGTTACAAAGTTACGAAATTTTTGTGCGTTTGTCAAGTGAATTTTCTATGTTGTAAAACATATTTTTAAAATGGCACTTCTTCACCATCATCGGGCGCTGAGAAAGGTATATCTGACGGGGTGGAAGTTTGTTGTAAAGGAATATATTGCTGCTCTACTTTTTCGTCCGCCCAACCATAGATGATATGTTCGGCTTTAGTATTTTTGATACGGCGACTTTCCGGCTCAAAATATAAACCAAAGAATTTATCTTGTTGACCGCTCATGCGGCATTTACACAACTGCACAATAGTGTCGTATTCTTCGTAAGCTTTAGCTTTCTCCGCACCGAGAAAATTCGATAGGCGCTTCATAAAGTCAATACCTCGCCTTGATACAATAAGTACGTTATCAACAAGGTTTGTAAGATTGTTCGAGCCGGCTACACTTTCTTTCTGATTTAACTCATCGCCTACTTGTTTCTTAGGGTGTACAACGAGGATAATATGGATATTTTTTGTTTTAGCGAAGTTTTTAATATCCGTTATAAACTTGGTTTGTTTCTCTAGGTCTTTACCTTGATACTCAGATAAGTCTAGCGCAGACATATTATCCACAACAACAACTGACACTTGCTCATTTTCGACCACTTCTTTTATGTCTGAGAATAGTTGGAAGAAGTTATTGCCATAATTATTGTTATAGACCAATAGTTTGCGTTGTAGCCAAACATCTATTTTATCACAGACATTTTTAGGCGCGTAGTACCAATTGTCGTATCCTTCTTTTTTCTTTGTGTAGGTTTTCCCAGCCAATGAACAATACTGCCAACTCATTAAGCGAAAGCCTTGCAACTCACCTGAATACATTGCGACTTTTACATTGCGTTCAATCAGGTTATTTACAATGCAAGCAAGCAAACTACTTTTACCACTACCACTTGTACCGGTTAACACCGTTACATCGCCCATAAAAAGGCCCCACATGGCTTTATCAATTTCGGGATAACCGATTGACACATAAGTTAGTTCGTCAATTTCTACGCGCTTTATTTCGCTTGCGGCAAGCCACTTTTTGCCTAGTTCTTCTGTTTCAGGTAAAGGTTGAAATGGTGAACGCGCAAAAACTCCGTAATAACGTTGACGCTGATTATATTCAGCAATCTCCTTGCGAGAGTATGCATCTGGCTCATATTTGATGCGAACATCTCTCCATGTACGGTGTGAACAGCCGTTATGGAAACAGTGCCATGCAACTGCACCATTAGCGTTTACAAAGAAGCATGAATCTCCATCATGTTGGTCTGAGAACGGACAATGTTTTAAGATTATTTTTCTACCGCCAGCTACATGTTGTTCTTTAAGTATTTCGATATTATGACGTTTAATAAAATCGTCAATATCAAACTTACCCACTTGATAATTATTCTCCGGAGACGGTTTTTCATCTTCGGGGAAAAGTTTAGCTATCTTTTCAAAATAGGCATTATCGTTGGGAATAATCTCATCGGGTACGTGTAATATTTTACAGATACGTTGAGGTCTTTCAATATTCTTTGCAGTGCCCTTACGAGAATAAGAAGTTGGTAGTTTAGCTACGCGACCGCGAGTAAAGATTTTTTCGTCTATCTGAACATTCTCATCAGAGAATAGCATGGAGATAGCCAAAGTAAACTTCTTTACCATTTCGTCATTTTCGGCAGTACCCTTGATTCGGCATGGGATATACAAATGATATCCATTTGCTGAGTCAACGCACACCATATCACTAAAACCTTGCTCTCGAAGCCATCTATATACTTCGACCGCTTTTAAGTGCGCAAGATGTTTTTCTTGGTTGGTAGAGTTTATGCCGGAAATACCTTCGTGTACGCAGTCAAAATCTAAGAACACAAAATCCCTCGACTCAATCTCTGAATCGGTTGTCGCGTTCTTTACGTTTTTCATCATTTGCTCACATTGGGGCCTTCCGTAACATGCTTCATTTATATTCCCGATTGTGAAATACAAATTAATATCACGGTGCAAGTCAACATCGCGAATAATATTGTCGATGTTTTTGTAATAGCCTGACCATGTTTGTTTGTCGCCAATGCCGCGTATTTCAACAAGTTTTTTGCCTTGTTTGAATACTTGCCACCAAATGTGTAATTGCTTGATTTCTTCTGTAGTTAGCATGGTTTCGTTCTTTTATCGGTTTTGCTATCGGTGTGGTAAAAAAGCAAAGCGGAAGGTCACCGATAAGACCTTATCATTAGGATAGCTACTCCTAACTATCCGCTTTTAAGCGCACAAATATACAACGTATTTTCTATTTTTGCAAATTTTTCGGAGTTATGCGACCTTCTTTGACGGCTGCCGATAAAATCCAAGCTACGCAACTTAGGTCGCTATTATCAAATGCTACTGTTTGTCTGTGTCTGCCATGATTTACCAATTCAAGAGTATGCACCATTAGCTCTTGGCATTGATGCTGTAGGTACTCATAATCTTGCGCCAACTTGATTACCGAAGCCATGTCAATATTGACTATGCAAAGTTTACTTTTCTTCTTGCGTTCCATATTCTTCTTCAATTAATAGTTCTATGCAATGAATTGCCTTCTTTAAATCTTCTATGCCATTTTTGAATTTGTATCGGCTAATGTAACGTAATGCCAACGTTTGACCGGCATTAAAGTTATTAGCCATAGCGTATTTAAACGGTTGTATCTTTAGTTGGCGATAATGATTGCCGCCAACTTCATTATTGTATGCTGACCCTTCCGGTTGGTCAACAACGCAAGTTACTCCATATTTTGCTTGTTCTTCCATAAGGTTATATAGTTATAAGTCCTATTAATGCTATTAATGCGCTAGATAGCCATAGCCATAGGGATATATCCAAACATATTTCGGCATGAAATATAAAGGCACAACATTCCATAACCACGGCCAAAGCCATAACTATTATACAAAGTCTAAGTAGTTTATTATTCAAATATCTCATAGCTACTTACGCATAAAAATGTAACGTTCATCTACATAACCAACATAATCAGTTAGTGATGCATCATTAATATTCTCATCTCGTTTATACAGCTCGAATACAACTTTATGTAAACTTGCTTCCGGTGTCTGCAAAACATCTATGTATAAGTTTCTTTTATGCTCATAAATACGCAATATCTCTCCGTTTACGGGGAAATAAGTAAAGACTTGTTTAATATCATGTATCGAATGGCTTGATTGCTCTGCGAACTCTGATAAATTTATTGTCTTGATTGTTTTCATACTTTCAACTTTTAAGGTTTACTTAATCAATCATCATCTTCGTATAGCATTATTGCCATAACGGCAAATAATAAACTAAATACTACTAATCCGGTCATTGTTATTAGTTCAAATTTTGATTGTTTGTTGGATAAGCACCGCTTCCATGTGGGTAAGCTATTGCAGTTGCAATTGCGCTAACTACGACTTGTAAAAATTGTTTGTCTTGCGTTAGAGCGTTAGCTACGATTTTAATTATTTCCTCCCAATCATCAACAAAGTTGAGCGTTGAGGTACGAGAAATGATAATGGGGTCGTTAATTCCGTATTGCGCTAGAAAATCGCGAATCGGTTTCATGTCTTTGTTGGTTGGGTGTTTCTGTTTCATGTTATTTTGTCTTTTTATCAAATCTCTGTAAGCGAGCGCACCGGCTTTGCGGAGTGCAAGCAATTGTTATGTGATACGAGCCATTGCCGCCTGATTGCTTTGTGCAAATCTCGTTCAGATAGTGCTTACAGTTCATGCGGTACATCATGCGCTGCATATCTTCAATTCCGTATTCTTCGGCAAGCGTATCACTTAGTTGCTCATACTGTTTGCGTGTTAAGCCTAGCTTATCGTGCATCTGCTCGCCCACTTCGATTTGTTTGTTAATCATTGCTGTTATCTCGTTCTTTAATTACTTCCTTGAATAGAAAATAAGTTATAATTGCCACTGTGCAAAACACAAATGAAACTCCGGCTGCATCTGATAAGCTGAAAAATAATGAGGCTGTAAACGCACTCATCAGCGCAAGCGAAAGCACTAGCACGGTGTATAGAAGCGCTTCAAAACATGGCTTAATCTTGTTCTTATTCTCCCGTTTGTTAATCATTTTGTTGAGTGTTTCTTTTTAGTTGTAGTTCTTGACTAAGGTAGCCAATTGCTCCGGTTAACGCTTTAGTTACTAGTTCGCAAAACTCTGAATCAAATACTATTGCATTTGAAAGCAATGCAAGCTTGTTTACACACTCTCTGACTCCGTAAATCAGCGAGTGTTCAGTGATAACAATTGCGTCTTTAACTCCAACTGTTTCAAGTGCATCGCAAATCAGTTCATTTTCGCGCTTGTTAGCTTCATAATCATAATTTTCTGTTTCGTTCATTTCTTTTCTCTTACGTGTTTAATAAAATCAAAATCAATTTCTAACTCCGACAAATCTAGTACGCTAGCTTTGTCATTTACTGCTTTTAGCCACTCATTAGCGAGTAAAAAGTTGCCTGATGAATAGCTTCTTCGCGTTTCTTGCGCTAGTCGCATGATACAATTGCCGAGCTGCTCTAAATTAGAGAGTGCTATTCCGGTCGGCACAATCAATGCTTTTTGTGTTTCTTCTTCCATTTTGTTTTGTGTTGTTGCATGCGTGTGAACTTGTAATAATCGTACTGTGAGATAGCTCCGAGTATCAGAGCTGCAAGCACTATTAGAGAAAGTATCACAACTGCAATTGTTTCTACTGTGTTCATTCTAATTTCTTTAGTAAATAAATTTTGCCGTAAGGATTGCGCCTTACTTCTTCGTAGCCTAGACGTTTATACCAATGCAAAATCTCAATGGGTGTGTCGTGTTCGCTGTATGTAAGCATTACACTATCATATCCACACTCACGGCAAATTTGCTCTGCGGCTTCTAACAGTTCACGTGCGTGTCCTTGCTTGCGGCTTTGTGGGTTTGTGTAAAGCGCATAGATATAAGCGTTGCTTCCGAGAGAGTTAAATACCGGCGCTCCGTACATTTCAATCTGTACGCTGCTATGCTCGTTAATCAGTATATCGCGTGAAAAATCGCTCCATACTTGATGTTGTCGAATATATGGCTGCACTGCGCTAACATCGCTTTTCTCAAATGTCATTACTTTACGCGCTGCTTTCAAATCAATAATGCCTTGCTTGGCAAACATTTCTGCTTCTTTTTCTGTCATAGTGTTGGTAATTGAGGTAGTGGCATCCAGTTTACAACATTGACAGCTTCACCGTCAACTGTAAACCATTGCCCTTTGTCTTTGTTAAAGTAAGCTAATTCGTATTCGTGAAAGATTTCATCGCCAACAGCAACGATAACATCCGCCAAAACGTCTTCATTTGGTAGCTCATCTTTTATGCTGCGCCAATCACCATGCATTAGTGCGTAATCGAAGCCTAGCGCGAAAGCTCGCGTTGTATCGCCATGCTTTATGCCGCACTCTTTTGCTGCTGATATTATTATTTCGGTGTATTTTTCTCCTTCTTCCATTGTTCTAATGATGGATATGGTGGTAATTGCGGTAATGGTGGCAGTGGTTGCCAATAGAGTATATCAATAAACCTTGATGATAACATCTCATCGCGGCACTCAAATTCGCCATCGTTTTTAGGTAGAGAGTAAAATTTAGCAACTGCAACTGTGCCGTATTTGTCAACTACGAGTACTTCTTCAAACTCTCGCGGCAATTGCTCTTTAGTGCTTATCCAATTATTATTCATACGCTTTATTTTATTAGTTCGGGGTTGTCGTGAATGTTGCCGATAACACAAAGCTGCGTATCGCTTGGCAAATCATCGTCTAGCAAGTTATATCCGCAAAAGAAATGGCTTCCGTGTTGAAAGCGTACTGCTACAAATGCGGCAAAATCTATATCCCACCGGACAAAGCAATAATAATCGCTATCTTCTACTTTAAGCACATCGCCCTCGTAAATATTTTTGCCGTTATCATCGCATAATCCGGTAAATTGTCCGATTGTTTCGGGTTTGACAAAGCACGAGCTTTCACCCTTAATAATGTATTTGTCGCGGTCGTTGTATAGCTGAATTAAATTGCCATACTCCCAAACATCATCAAGCTCTCGTTTGCCTCTAAATTTAATTGCTCTCATATTGAACTGCTATTTGAATTTAAAATCTCGTTTGCTCTTTTGTAAGCGTATATGTCTAAATAATCAGCGTTAAGTTTTTGCGCATCTTCAACTTGCTTTCCTAGCTTAGTGATGCATGATTTGATGTGCGCTTTCTTCTTGCCAATCGCTTTTATAAAGTTCGTTGCATCTTTGTTGTCGCGCTCTTTTACGATAACAAACTCGTATAAGTTTATCATATCGCGTAAATTGTCATAGATGCGCACTACTTCGCTAAATGCTGCTTCTGCATCTCTTGGCTCTAAGCACAAATCAATCACAAAACTATGCTTCTTGATGTCTTGGATATTTTCGCCTTTAACCGTAATAAACGGTAAGCCATAATCAGCTTTTATTGCTGCTGAATTAGCGCATATTGCATCGGCTATCCTTTGCGCTTTCTCAATATTTTCGCTTATGTCTGTCATACCAAATCCCAAAAATTATCGTCAATAAATTTCTGAAACTCGCTATCTAAAGGCTTAATGCCTTTGAGTATTGATGATATAAATTGTTCAAGTATTGTTTCCATATCAATCATTGTCTTTGCTTGTTATAAGATTGTTTAATATGCCATCATAAACCGAAATTAATGCTTTTGTTTGCTCAATGTTGCGCAATACTGCGGTATTAATCAGCTCTGAATATTTTCTGACTAATTGCGCGTTGATTTTGTCGTTGTTGAGTTTGTCAATGCGCAGATAGTTAGATAGTTCTTGCAGTTGGTCAAGAACCTTGTACATATCCAACTTTTTCTTGGCGGTGTCTGCTATGCGTTCTTGTCGGTCGGTCATAACTCTGCTAGTTTTTGATTAATGTCTGCCAATTGAGCTATTACATCTGCAACTTTTTCGTTACATATCTGCGTTAACTCATCACGAAACTCTTGCACAACTGTTTCATAGCTATATGTACTTTCGCCACCTTTTTCAATCGTTTCTTGAAAATAGCGCAAATGTGATAGCTCAATATTGAGGCTAGCAAGCGCTTTCTCATACTCGCGGAATTTGTCAATCTGTTCTTGCGTCATAGCTCAATCTCCTTTCCATCAATTACGTAAATCTCATGTCTTGGCTTGCGAGCGCGAGCTGCTTCTTTCGCTGCATCCGGTGCGCTCTTGTAAGCTGCAACTGCTTTCGCGAAAATCTTTGCTACAATATCATAGCGAAGCATGTTGAAAAGCAAAATCTTTTCAAGTTCTTCATCATCTCCGGCAATAACACCACGATTATTTCTCTGTGAGAAAAACATGAATGTTTCGTCACTACCTTGCAGCGAATCAAGCTTATCTTGAATGTCTGCAAATACTTTTTCAATGCTGTTGGTTTCCATTTATTTGTTCTTTAAGTTTTTTGTTTTCGTCTGCGATTTCTAAAAGTTTGCGCTCTGTATCTCTTAGCTTAATTGCGGTTGTGTGCCAGCTGTTAATTACTGCGTCAATGCTCTGTTCTAGTTCTTCGTTGTATTTAAGTACGCTATCTAGGTGTTTGCCGTAACGCTCATTGCTTCTGCATAGATAAGCTACAAGAAATTCAAGCGATGAAACTAGTACACCCCAAAGTGCTGAATAATAGTTGCCAATCACTACATCAGTAATTGTTACTGCGAGCATTAGGAAAGCTAGCGCAAAGTAAAGCGTACTAGTTTTTGCGTTCTTTAGCTTCTTCCACATAGTCACCGCGTTTAATTTCGTGAGTAATTGTTTGCATGACTCGCTGAACATACTTCCATATATCTAGTTGCTTTTCTTTTGTCGTGTACGTTGAGCAAACTGAATCGCGCAATATTGATAGTTGCAAGCTTACAAACTGTGCAAATTCTATATCGTATTTGTCTAGTATTTTGTAATAAGCCTTTGCAATTTCATCTGCTTGTTGTTCCGTAATCATTGCTTTTAAGTTGTTTAATTACATTATCAGTTAGTTCTACAATATAATTTGCTTCCACATCAGGAACATCTGTACTGTGAGCATAAATTGCTCCGGCAACATGTTTA